GGAGTTAAGACTAAAATCATCAAGAAGTATCTACCGTTGATAAATCAACAAGTAAACCGTTATCTACAGATGATGGACTTCTACATAAACTTTACTCTTGATGAGGAGTTTAACGAAACTATTCAATCCCCAATACATGAGGATTTCTCTTATGCATCGTTTAGTGAAGGTGAAAAACAAAGAATCGATTTAGCACTTCTCTTCACATGGAGGGAAGTGGCTAAGTTTAAGAATTCAGTCTCGACCAACTTAATGATATTGGACGAAGTGTTTGATAGTTCATTAGATGGACAAGGGACTGAAGAATTTTTAAAGATCATCCGATATGTAATTGAGGATGCTAACATCTTCGTTATATCCCATAAGACTGGGATGGAAGATAAATTTGAACACCACATTCGATTTGAAAAACTTAAAGGATTTAGCAGGATGGTATCATGATGAATAACGTTAATGTTGGAATTGTTGGTAATGGTTTTGTAGGCAATGCCGTTTACCAGAACTTAAGGGATAAAGTACCCACAAAGATTTTTGATGTGGATAAGAACCGATGTCTTAATCCACTAGAAGAAGTTATACAACAAGATTTTATTTTTGTTTGTCTTCCAACTCCTATGAGGATGGATGGAAGTTGTGACTTGTCTATTCTAGATAAGTTCTTTGAGGAGTTACCTGATAATCTAACAGGAACCTTTGTTATTAAATCTACTGTTCCTGTAGGTACAACAAAGAAGTATACCGAAAAGCATAATGTAATTCATAATCCAGAGTTTCTTACTGCAAGGAATGCTGTGGAGGATTATGGTAAGGCAGAAAGAAATGTGGTTGGTGGAAACAACGAATTATGTACAGATTTTGTATCTTTCTTTGAAGCATGTTTCCCCAAGATACCAAGTGTAATGGTTTCATCTGATGAGAGCGAAGCAATTAAATATTTCTCTAATGTATTCCTTGCATATAAGGTAGCATACTTTAATAAGATATATGACTTCTGTCAGGCAACTGGTATGGAATATGATAATGTAAGAAAGGGAGTAACTGGAGATAGTAGAATAGGTAAGTCACATACTCAAGTTCCAGGTATAGATAATGATAGGGGATTTGGTGGAACGTGTTTCCCTAAAGACCTCAATTCATTAATCACACAGTTTGAAGAACGTGGTGTTAACTCTGACATGCTGAAAGAGGTGTGGATGTATAATGAAGAAATCAGAACAGTTATTGATTGGCCAGTGACATGAAAGTATTAGTAACAGGACACCGTGGTTTTATTGGTCGGTATGTTTTTGCCGATTGGAGAGACCAACTTGGATATAAAGTTCATGGTATAGATCATCCAGATGATGTGGGTGACTTTAATATTAGTGGTAATATGAAAAAGGGTGACTATGACCTTGTAGTTCATCTTGCTGCATGGGCAGATATTCGTGAGAGTATGGAGAAACCTGCAGAGTACTATGAGAACAATGTAGTAAAGGCAAAACGATTGTTTGATTGGTGTGGAGAGACTGGTACAAGATTACTATATGCATCATCAAGTGCTGTGGATGGTAACTATTGGGAGAACCCTTATGCTATGAGTAAGTGGGTTAATGAACAGATGGCACCACCTAATTCAGTAGGAATGAGATTTACAACAGTCTATGGTCCAGAAAGTAGGGACAATATGATGTATGGTATGCTTAAGGATGGAACTGCACCTTATGTAACTAATCACAAAAGAGACTGGATTCATGTTAGAGATGTTTGTAGTGCTATTAGGTCTCTTGCTCCTAGTACTGTTTGTGGACCTGTTCCTATTGGGTATGGGGAATCAATACCTGTACGCAAATTAGCAGAAGCATTTGGTCAAGGAGATCTTCCAGTTAAGGATTATACACCAGGTGAGGTGGAAGATAATGTGGCAGATATTTCTATTATGATGAGTACTGGGTGGACACCCATGATAAATATTCTGGATACGGTGCAGAACAATGAAAGTACCTAACTGGCAACACCATAGTAAAAAGGAACCTAAACGGACCTTAAAGCCACAAGCTTTGCGTCAAGCACGGCAAAAGTTACAAAATGTTAAGATGCGTTACATGACCTCCAAGAAGCGGAGGTCTTCTAGTATTATAGGTATATACGACGGAAACACAGATGGCAGTACAGCAAGAAATCAAGTCACAACTAGCAAAACTACTTGCTACTGAAGATCTAGTAGTAGAGCACAGACAGGTCTCAACAGCACAATTTGATGTTCACAGTCGTGTCTTAACCTTACCAATGTGGGAAAAGGCAAGTGGTGTTGTATATGACATGCTTGTAGGACATGAGGTTGGTCATGCACTTTATACACCTGATGAGTGGGATTGGAGAGATAAGATCCCTCAACAGTTTATGAATGTGGTTGAGGATGTAAGAATTGAGAAATTGATGAAGCGTAAGTATCTTGGAATTGCCAAGACATTCTTTAGAGGTTATAATGAGTTGCAGGAAAAAGATTTCTTTGAGATAGCAGATGAAGATTATAATAGTTTTAATCTTGCTGATAGGGTTAATCTATATTACAAGATTGGTTCTTTCATTAATGTATCTTTTACAGATGCTGAAAAGGAGATTGTCGATCTGATTGGAAAGTGTGAAACCTTTGAGGATGTAAAGAAAGCAGCATTTGCTCTTTATCAATACTGTCAGAAGCAACAAGAGCAAGAAGAGAAGATTAGTTTAGAAAATCAACCAAAGAAAGGAACAGATGATGTTGAATTAAATTCAGAAGGTCAAACAGAAGATGGTAAAGAAGGAGAAGAAGAGTCTGAAATAGAATCACCACAAACTCCTCAAATGGAAGAGAGTGGAAGTGATCGTGGTGAAGTTCAAGACGAACCTCAAGAACCAGAAATTAGAACTGCTGATGCTCTTGATGAAAAACTTCAATCTTTAGTGAATGATCAAGCAACAGAGAATGTATATGTTGAACTTCCAAAACTTAATCTAGATACTGTGATTGCCAAGAACTCTGAAATTCATAAGGTAATTGATGAGCACTTTATTCAGTCAGAAGTTGATCATACAGAACGTGTAAAAAGATATTCAGAATATGGTGCTGCATCTGATTTACCAAAAAGTCCTTTTGAAGAAACTGACAAGTCCTTTACCCAATTTAAAAGAGATTCTCAAAAAGAAGTCAATTATCTTGTAAAAGAATTTGAGTGTCGCAAGGCAGCTTCGAGTTATGCTCGTGCTACTACTAGTCGCACTGGGGTTCTTGATACAACGAAGCTTCATACTTACCGATATAACGAGGATCTCTTTAAGAAGATAACAACTCTTCCTGATGGTAAAAATCACGGTCTAGTATTTGTATTAGACTGGTCTGGTTCCATGCAGTATGTTTTACAGGATACTCTTAAGCAACTATACAATCTAATATGGTTCTGTAGAAAGGTTAGTATTCCTTTTGATGTATATGCTTTTAGTAATGAGTGGTCTCGTGAGGCAAGGTATACTGAGAAAAAGTTACCAAAACATTATGAAGAAGCAGAAGGTTTATTGAAGGTTGAAGAACATTTCAATATGATGAATATTCTTAATAGTAAAACAAATGCTAAAACATTAGAGAAGCAACTGTTAAACATCTGGAGAATTGCTGAATGCTTTGCTAAAAGAACATACTTTCGTTATCCTGAAAGAATGACATTATCAGGTACTCCTTTAAATGAATCTATAATTTCTCTTCATCAAATTCTTCCAAAATTCCAAAAGGAGAATAGAGTTGAGAAGGTTCAATGTATTATCTTAACTGATGGTGAAGGTTCTCAAATTCCTTATCATAAATTGATTGATGATAGTTACTTTGGTACAGAAGAAGAACCATTCCTAGGTACTCGTGGTGTTCATCCTAATCGTACATTCCTACGTGATCGTAAGGTTGGTAAGACTTATGGATTTAAATATGAGTATCATCAATTCACTGATGTTCTTTTAAATAATATTAAAGACAAATTCCCTTCTACTAATTTCATTGGTATTCGTGTACTACCGAATAGAGAAGCAAGTCGTTTTATGAGACTTTATCATCCTTATGGAAGTGATAAGTTGAGTGAAGACTGGAGAAAGAATAGAAGCTTTACTATTAAAAATTCTGGTTATGATGCATATTTCGCAATGTCTGCTCAAAGTCTTGCTGATGATGCAGAGTTTGAAGTTCAAGAAGACGCAACAAAAGCACAAATTAAAAGGGCATTTGTTAAGTCACTCAAGACAAAAAAACTAAATAAAAAAGTATTAGGAGAATTTATTTCTTTAGTTGCATGAAGACATTTAAGGAATTCTTGGACGAGAGTAGTCTAAGTAGAATAAAATCTAAATCCGATAAAGGAGGGATGGCAGTCATTTCTGGAAGTCGTGGTGACAAATCAAAGAAAGAAAATAAGGCAAGAGGAAAGCAGTTAGATCGTGATATAAAAGGTAAAGGACTTCCTGGTGCTACAAAGGTATCTGGAAGATGGGATGAGAAAGATGATGATACTGGTAAAACCACAAAGGTTAAGGAGAAAAGTCACGTTGTCACCTCTGGTAAAAAGGGTAAAAGAAAATTTAAAAAGGATGTAAAAAAACTTGGTAAAAAATATGGACAAGATGCAGTTCTTATTCAAACGAAGAAAACTGGTACGGTTAGTGCAACAAGAAAAGGTGGACTTGGCAAAGATAGTCAAGGTAGAAATGTTAAAAGAATAAAGGCAGGTAAATTTAAACCAAATCAAACTTCACCAGAAGGTGATACTCAAGTCAAAAAGAAAACATTTGCTTATAAGAAATGACACCAGAGAAACCCTCTCATGATGACTGGTTTGACGATTACTACCTCCCAGAATTGGGAGATTCACCTCACCCTTATGATAGTTGGCCCATGGCAAAAGATTTTGAAAACCCACGTCCAGAAGAAGAAATTGCTGACGACTTGACAATACATGAAAAAATGTATAAAATTGCTACTGCAAAGTACAATCCATTTTCTATAGGAGGATCTGAAAGTATTCATGACTTCGAATAAACCTTATGATGACTCCAATTGGAGAGAAGAGTACAAGAGTTACACAAGTAACAAAAGGCATCTTGAACTGCTAGAGAATGGACCTAAAAGTCTATCTCAATCTTGGATACTGCAAGCACTCTATAATGAGTGGAAGAAAATGAAGGGGTATAATAAACTTGACCCGAAAGAAAATGAAGGTCAGTGTCAAAGCAGTATGAAGGAGTGGGAAGCAAGTGTTAAGAAATATCAACATTAAGTGACAAAGGGTTTAAAGACCCACTCAATGCTTTATAATATGGTTATTGAAACAAAATTACATTATGTTCGAAATCAAAATGACTCGTGAGGAAATCATAGAAGGTTTGAAAGCGAACTTCGGATCCGAATTCACTGCAGCTGATGTGAGAGGATTCTGTAGAATGAATGACATCGCTTATCAAACCATCACCAAAAAGATCAAAGAATTTAACGTTGGTCGTGGAAAGTGGAACCTAGAAGTAACACAGAAAGTTGTTGAAGATATAGAAAAATCATTCAATGCTCCTGCTGTTACACCTGTGATAGAACAGAACCTAGTTCCAGAAGAAGATGATACGTTTGTCAAGTTTGGACCTTTTACAGATGTCAAAAAAATTATACAAAGCAAGCTTTTTTATCCTGCTTTTATCACTGGTCTTTCTGGGAATGGTAAAACATTCTCTGTAGAGCAAGCATGTTCTCAAACAAAGAGAGAACTTATTCGTGTAAACATTACTATTGAAACTGATGAAGACGATCTTATTGGTGGCTTTCGCCTTGTGGATGGGTCAACAGTTTGGCATAACGGACCTGTCATTGAGGCGTTGGAACGTGGAGCAGTCTTGTTACTCGATGAGATTGACCTTGCTTCTAACAAGATCCTCTGCCTCCAATCCATACTTGAAGGGAAGGGTGTGTTTCTGAAGAAGATTGGTAGATGGGTAAATCCTTCTGCTGGATTCAATGTAATTGCTACTGCAAATACTAAAGGTAAAGGATCCGACGACGGTAGGTTTATTGGTACTAATGTACTTAATGAAGCATTCCTTGAAAGATTTCCTGTAACCTTTGAGCAAGATTATCCAGCACCTTCTATAGAGAATAAGATTCTTAAGAATGTTGCTGATAGTTTAAAAGTTACTGACATTGATTTCTGTAAGAGACTTGTAGATTGGGGTGACATCATCCGTAAGACTTTCTATGATGGTGGTATCGAAGAGATCATCAGTACTCGTAGATTGATACACATTGTTCGTGCATATTCAATCTTTAAGAATAAGGCAAAGGCAATTCAAGTATGTGTAAACAGATTTGATGATGAGACCAAACAGTCTTTCCTAGAACTATACGATAAAGTTGATGCAGACTTTGAGTTACCATCTGAAGAAGTATGACCATTTGGCAAGACTACATTAGTGCCTACAGATCAATTCTACCTATGAAGATAGAAGGTCTGTGGGCCAGTTGGGAAGGTAAAGGAACTTATTTGAATGCTATCACACATTCACATCCACACTTTCTTAAATCAAGGCAAGTGGATATCACGGATGGTAAACATGCTGACATCTTTAACTGCATAGCATATCCAAAGACTGGAAGTAATCTTCCTTGTTTTGGTATGGATCTAATGGCATTTAGTGAGAAGAAGGTCATTGTTGTTTTTGATTTTCAACATCCTAAAGAGAAATATCCATATCGTGTAGAAGGATTGCCAGTAGCAACAGAAGACTATCGTTTCTTTGAAAAGGGTAATCACTTCTCTGATAATATCTTTGTGAGATATTGTAAACCAGATGAGGTGAATGAACATCTTGATATGTTTAAGTTATACTTGACGAAGTATGTGGATATGGTAGAATATGAGAAACCCACTGGTACTGATACCAGTGTATATAAAGACTTTGATGCTTACATGACTAAACTTGATCCAGTAGGAGGTTATCTTGCTGCTAAGTTTGGAAAAGAAAAGGCTGATAGTTTAGTAAACGATTTCTTATTTGAATATGGTTAATGCTTGGAGTCTTGCTTACGATGTACTAAATGGAACTATGGATGAAACTTTTCCAATTAAAAAAAAGGAGGATGGTATGAGTAAAGAAGAACTAAAATTCTGTGTGGATGCAGAAAACGTAGTTAATGTCCCTTCAGGAGATATCAATCTTGATGAGGATATTAATATTAATACTAATACTGAATTTCAATATTCAGATGCATTTGACCATATGATGGAAACTGATTCTAGTGATGGTTATCCATCATCATTTACTACATTTTCCGATAATGATGATCAAGTAGCACATCATTTTGCAGATTCATTATCGATAAATACCGAGGGTCAAAATTTAAAGGAGATTATGTCTGATAGCAGGAACAAGTATCATGAAAATGAGATACTCAAAGATGTAGAAGAGTATGTATCACGCACTTACAATGGACATTACACAGGTACTAAACATGAGTATCGTAATGTTCAAACAATAGACTTGATGGCATCAAGAGATCTTGCTTCTGATTTCTGCCAAGCAAACATACTTAAGTATGGTAGTAGGTATGGAAGTAAAGATGGAAGAAATAAAAAAGACTTGCTTAAAGTGATTCATTATGCTATGCTATTATTACATTTTGATGAACATTACGGCAAACCTTCAATGACCAGTGGAAACATTGATCACAACATGCCTTAATTATGAAACTACGAGAACGTACTATGAAACTGTCTGACAAGACTTTAACTTTATTGAAGAACTTTTCATCAATCAATCAATCGATTCTTTTTAAGAAAGGTAGTTCTTTAAAGACTATCTCTGTGATGAAAAACATTTTAGCAGAGGCTACTATTGAAGAAGACCTCCCTACAGATTTTGGTATCTATGATCTTAATCAATTTTTAAATGGTCTTGGTTTACACCAAAACCCTGATCTGGATTTTGAAAATGATGGTCATGTAGTTATTAGAGAGGGAAGATCTCGTACAAAGTATTTCTTTGCAGATCCTAATGTAATTGTTACTCCACCAGAAAAAGAAATTACTCTTACAAGTGAGGATGTTTCTTTTGAGTTGAGTACTTCTCATTTGGATAAACTTCTTAAAGCAGCAGCGATTTATCAACTTACCGATTTGGCAGTAGTTGGTGGAGATGGTGTTGTGAAGATTGTTGTTAGAGATAAGAAGAATGATACATCTAATGATTTTTCTATTGTAGTTGGTGAGACTGAATCTACATTCTCATTTAATTTCAAGGTAGAGAACATTAAGATTCTTCCTGGTACATATGATGTGGTAGTATCTCAAAAGTTATTATCAAGGTTCACTTGTAGAGATTATGATTTGACATATTACATTGCATTGGAACCAGACTCTACATTTGGATAATGTTTATGTCTGGAGATAATTTACACGGACAACAACCTGATATCCGTTATAGTGTAAATGTGCATGATGAGGATGAATGGAAGAAAATGTCTTTAAAAGAAAAGATGGAAGTCATGTCTCCTGCCATTAAAAGGTGGGAACAAGATTTTCTTAAAAAGAATAGGAATACGTTAAACAAAAAAGAAGTTTCAATTCTTGAAGGAAATGAATTAAAGTCCCATGAAGGGATGATCTATGGTAGAATGTATGCACAATGGAAAATTAATTCAGGTTTTGATTCTTTATGAACATATTTGTTACTGACCCTGATCCTGTTGCATCAGCACAATGCTTGCCTGATAAACATGTGGTCAAGATGCCTTTAGAAACATGTCAAATGTTATCTATTGTTGCATCAGACAAGTGGGGCCATGGTTTTGGTACACTACCTAAACTTGATGGTACTCCATACAAGACAGAGAAGGGTGCATTTCGTAATCATCCTTGCACTATCTGGGCACAGACTAACTTCCGTTGGTTAATACAGCATGGTCTTGCTTTATGTGCCGAGTATACTCACAGATATGACAAAACTCATAGTTGCCAGTATACTATAGAATATGCAGATGCATTATTTCCTGACTGTTCTATACCAACATCCTTCACTCGTGCTATGCCTGATGAGTATAAACATGACACAAGCATTAGTACTTTTGCTGCTTACAAAACTTACATTGCCAGCAAACCTTGGGTTGCATCTAATTATCTTCGTGACCCATCCAGAAAACCAAATTGGGTATGATTAAACTATGGAGGATATGGAAATATGCGTTGGGTTCGTTCTCTGATGAGAAGACCAAGAGGTATGATAATATTGTACTCCTTGTTCGATCTTTCATCTTTCTTACTTATCTCTTTACTAATTGCTTTATCATTGCGGGTGTAATCCGACATTGGAATGACTTATGAGTGACTTTATCTGGGTTGAAAAATATAGACCCCAAACAATTGACGAATGTATTCTCCCAGAGAGTATTAAGAAAACCTTTATTGATTTTCTAAATAAGGGTGAGATACCGAATATGCTTCTTTCTGGGCCTCCTGGTGTTGGAAAGACTACGGTAGCAAAAGCATTGTGTAAACAGTTGGGAGTAGACTATTATGTCATCAATGGATCAGATGAGGGAAGATTTCTTGATACGGTCAGGAATAATGCCAAGAACTTCGCATCAACAGTCTCTCTATCGTCTGAGGCAAGTCATAAAGTCATTATCATCGACGAGGCAGACAATACCACTTCCGACGTACAGCTCCTTTTGCGAGCGTCTATTGAGGAGTTCGCAGGAAACTGTAGATTCATCTTTACCTGCAACTATAAAAATAAAATCATCGAACCCCTCCACTCCCGTTGTGCGGTTATCGAATTTGGAATCAAAGGTCAAGAGAAACCTAAAATTCAAGCAGAGTTCTTCAAGAGACTTAATACCATCTTGGAATCCGAACGGATTACCTCCGATAAGAAAGTCCTCATCGAACTCATCAGTAAACACTTCCCAGACTGGAGAAGAATCCTAAATGAGTGTCAGAGATACTCGGTAGGTGGTAAGATAGATAGTGGAATACTTGCAACATTTTCAGACGTTAGTGTAAATGATCTCGTTAAGAATCTTAAGGAGAAGAATTTTCCAGAAGTACGTAAGTGGGTCGTTAGTAATTTGGATAATGACTCTAGTGTACTTTTACGTCGTGTGTATGATGCTCTTAATAATGCCTTGGTTCCTAATACTATTCCTGCCGCCGTTCTTATTATTGCAAAATACCAGTACCAGATAGCCTTTGTAGCAGATCAAGAAATAAATTTACTTGCCGCATTGACAGAGATTATGGTAGAATGTAAATTCAAATGAGACTCAAATGAAACTTAACAAGAAACAAAGACATCAAGTTAAATCTCGATGGTACTATATCTTCTGGGGAACTGCTACTGTTGCAGTTGTTGTTGGTCAGGTATTTGTTGGAAGTGGTTTTCGTAGAATGGCAGAAAGTCTAGATAATGTATTAAAATCTCCTATCATATTAGATATTGGTCCTCCAATGTACGATGATCCTATGATAATAAGATGAAACTTGAGTGGCCTACGATACTATTCTTTAGTGCAATACATTTAATCTCATTGTATGCATTACAGTTTGCTACTTGGGATGCATTCTTTTTGATGATATTTTTGGGATGGGTAACTGGATGTCTTGGAGTTACTTTAGGGTATCATAGATTATTATCTCACAGATCATTTAGTGTTCCAAAATGGTTGGAAAGATTCTTTGCAACATGTGGAGCATTAAGTGCAGAGTATGGTCCTATTAATTGGGTTGGATTGCATAGACAACATCATAAGCATTCTGATAAGGGATTAGATCCACATAATATTAATAGAGGTTTCTGGTGGGCACATATAGGATGGATGTTATTCAGAGTTCCAGGTGAAAGAAGAGTTCGTAGATATTCAGCAGATTTAAGAAAGGATCCATATTATAGATGGTTGGATAAGTGGTTCCTATTCCTACAAGTTCCTCTTGGGTTTGTTCTCTTTTGGTTAGGTGGATGGACTTATGTACTATGGGGTATACCAGTTAGAATTGTAGTAGTATATCATTTAACATGGTGTATAAATTCTGTTGTTCATACATGGGGAACACAACCATTTGATACAGGAGATAACTCACGGAACAATACTTTAATGGGATGGATTGCTTTTGGTGAAGGATGGCATAATAATCATCATGCCTTTCCTATGTCAGCAAAGCATGGTTTACAGGGACAGTTTGACTTGACTTGGTATATTATACTATTATTAGAAAGACTTGGATTAGCAAAAAACATTCGTTTACCTTCATAATGAAAATTTCCGAATCAGATGCCACATGGGCTGCTGATGAATTTATTAACTACTTTGGACGATTTAAAACTATTGAAGATTATGTTCGTCTGACTAAAGAAGCAGCTATTGAGAAAAGAGGTGCTTCTTTATTTTCTTTGAAGGATGAGTTTTTTGCTGAAGACATTCATCCAGAGGAAATGGAATTTGTGGTTAAACCAGTTGGGGCAAGATTCCAACAATCAGTACCACAAAAATATTTTTATGAACTTTTAACAGCAACTTCTTCTCATGTTATTGAGAATAATATTCCAGGTAGAGAATTGCGTTGGATGGTATATGAGAAGAATACTATGAAGATAATGGGATTTATTCGTTTTGGTTCTCCCACTATCAATTCTAAACCAAGGAATGAGTGGTTAGGCGAACCTGCAAATCTTTCAATTCTTAATCGTCATACGGTTATGGGATTTTGTATTGTTCCCTCTCAACCTTTTGGATATAATTATCTGGGTGGTAAACTCCTTGCATTGATGTGTATATCTCATTTTGCAAGGGAGACTTTGAATGAAGTATTTCAAAAAGATATTGCATTATTTGAAACAACATCTTTATATGGTTCTACGACCTCTGCATCACAGTATGACGGTCTTAAACCTTTTATAAGGTATAAAGGTCTCACTGATAGTAAGTTCCTTCCTCTGCTTCATAACGATGCATTTCATCGTCTTCATGATAGGTTTACCCTATTAAATAATAATACACCTCTTACAGAGAATAGAGCATCTTCTAAAAAGTTAAAAAGACAGACAAAGATGATATCTATTATTAGGAATAATTTAAAAGATAAGGAGAAGTTAAAAAAGTTTAATGATGTTATTAAACAAGCATTTACTATCACTCAAAGGAAGAGATTTTATACTTCTGATTATGGGTATGAGAATGTTCGTGAAGTAATTCGTGGGGATCAAAATAAATTAGTTCGTGGACAGAATTGGGATAAGTTTTATCTTGAGAATATTATTAAGTGGTGGAAGAAGAAAGCGGGTAAGAGATATGAGAAATTGAAATCGGAGGGTAGGTTTAGAACTGAAGTCGAACTCTGGACAGAAGATGATGATATTCAAATCATAAGATGATTGAGAAATATATTCTTCTTTCAATACTTCTTCTAGAATATTTTGTACGGAAATTTTTATGTGGAATATATTATACATGGCAATCATTTAGCTACTGGAACTTCAATAGGAAACTACCGAAATGACTGAACTTAAAGACTGGTTAAATTCTATAAACTTTACCAAGGAGAATTTGGTGGAGGAAGACCCTGATGTTATTAAGGAATATGCTCCATATATTATCAATCGTTGTCTATCAGGAAATCTTGATTGTATCTTGTTTGTGAATGAGATGAATAAATATTCTTTCATTGATAAAGACATGCAATATTCTTTTTATCTAAATACTTTGAGGAAAAAGAAGAGATTCAGTCCCTGGCTCCGAAAGGATAAAGTCACAGATCTTGCAATCATTAAACAATACTATGGTTATAGTAACGAAAAAGCAGAAAATGCTTTGAAGATATTAACCCCTGAACAAATTAAATTCATTAAACAACGACTTGATACTGGAGGGATGAAATGACTGCAACAGCTGAGCCTATTGTGGAGTGGTCACAGGATAGCATGGTAGAGGTCATGCTAAATGAACCAGATGATTTTCTAAAGGTCCGAGAGACCTTAACAAGAATTGGAGTAGCATCTAGGAAAGAGAAGAAGTTATATCAGTCCTGCCATATTCTACATAAGCAGGGAAGATATTTTATAGTTCACTTTAAAGAACTTTTCGCACTTGATGGCAAACATGCCAACCTTACTATTAACGACGTTCAACGTAGAAATCGTATTGCTCGTCTTCTTGCTGACTGGGGTTTAATATCCATAGTCAAGGAAACTGATGTTGCTGACATAGCACCTCTTAATCAGATTAAGGTTCTTGCGTATAAGGACAAAGGAGATTGGATACTAGAACAGAAATATAATATAGGTAAGAAGACCAAACCACAGGCACAAGAAACCGAATAAAAAACTACGGGGTTCAACACCCCGTTTTTTTATGATCTGTGCTATAAATATAGATGAACGCCGAAAGGGTTCACAAAACACAAACTCGCTTTATAAGGAGCTACTATCATGGGTAACCTAGCAAGGTATCATGTCGAAAACCTTCCAGAATTAATGAAGGTGATTAGATCGAATGGAATAGGAATGGACGATTATCTTGATCGTTTTTTCAATAATCCAACACAACAGAATTATCCCCCTTACAATATTATTCAGGTAAACAATGTAGAAACAAGGCTTGAGGTTGCTCTTGCTGGTTTCAAAAAGAAAGACATTAAAGTTTATACTGAACATGGAAAACTTAATGTTGAAGGTGGTAAAGAAGAGACTACTGAAAAGTCTAACTATACCCATCAAGGATTAGCACAAAGATCCTTTAGTAGATCATGGACTATAACTGATGATACAGAAGTTAAGTCCGTTGAGTTTGAAGATGGATTACTAACTATAACTGTTAGTAAGATTGTTCCAGAACATTACTCTCGTAAAGATTGGCTATAAATAGTTAAAACTATTTTTTGTTATGGACTATAAAACAGCAGGTGTAGATATTGAAGCAGGAAGAGCATTCGTAGATCATATTAAATCTACCGTAAAATCCACCCATCGACCTGAAGTCATGGGTGGATTTGGTGGTTTCAATGGTATGATGAGAATCCCTGAAGGTTATAAGAAACCAATATTAGTTTCTGGTACTGATGGTGTAGGAACTAAAATGAACATGGCAACTATTGCACATGATCCAGAAGCATACTTTATAATTGGAATTGATCTTGTTGCTATGTGTGTCAATGATGTGATTACATCTGGTGCAGAACCATTATTCTTTTTAGATTATATCTCTTGCCCCAAACTTGATCATCTTCAACTAGAACAATTAGTTTCTGGTATTGCACATGGGTGTAAGGTTTCTGGTTGTTCATTACTTGGTGGAGAGACTGCTGAACATGGTAGATTCTCTAAAGGATATGATCTTGCAGGATTTTGTGTGGGTGTTGTAGAAGAATCATTAGTAGTTGATGGAAGAGGAATGAAACCAGGTGATCAGATTATTGGTATAGCAAGTAGTGGACTGCATAGTAATGGATATAGTTTGATTAATGATATGTTATGGAGACAGAAGATAAAGTTTGATGACACACCAGAATTACTTACTGCTACTACAATCTATGCACCTCTAGTAGATAAATTACTGGATGATTTTCCCATCTATGGTATGGCACATATAACTGGTGGTGGTATTCCAGAAAATTTACCACGTTGTATTCCAACTGGATTAACTGCACATGTTGATTATAATTCATGGAAGATGCCAGATATCTTTAGTAAGATTATGCTTGCTGGTGAGATCCCTGAAGAGGAAATGAAGAGTGTATTCAATCTTGGTATAGGATATTGTTTAGTGACCCCTCCAGATAGGGTAGATAGTATTCAAGATTATATTTTTAATAATGGGTTGCAGTCTTGGGTTATTGGTGATATAATACAGGAAGGTATGATTTAACTATGACCATTAAAATTTTGGTTCTGAAATCTGGAGAGGATGTAATTGCTGATATAAAGGAGATGATGACCCCTGACAATAAAGTCATGGGTTATTTACTTACTCGACCCTGTGTGGTTAAATTGATGAGTAATGCTCCTTTGACTGCAGAAGAAGATGATTCAAACATTGAACATAAATCTGAAATGAGAGTCAGGATGATTCCATGGGTTCCTTTAGCAAAAGAAAAACAAATCCCACTAACATCAGAGTGGGTAGTTACAATGGTAACTCCACTAGATAAAATTCTTAAAATGTACAAAGAGGATGTATTAAAAAATGGACAAAACAATACAACTGATAGTTCTGACGAACAATCTAAAGTTGGTCTCACAGATTGAGGAAATGCCAGCAGCAGTTCCAGGTGAACCCGATTGCAAATTAATTGAACCTTGTGTCCTTGGAGATAATGATACTCTGACACCTTGGTTAGTTGAGGCTACCACTCAAAATGAATTTATGTTATCATCTGATAAGATACTAACTCTTGTCGATCCTAAACCCACCCTACTTGAGAAATACCAAAACCTCCTTAAATGAAATTCTACACCAACGTCCAACTAATCGGAAACCAGTTCTTGGTCCGTGGAGTTGAGAATGGTAGAAGGTATGAACATCGTGATGAGTTCTTTCCGACTCTATTTGTTAAGTCCAAAAAGAAGACTAAATATAAAACGTTGAATGGAGAAGCAGTTGAAGAAATTAATCCAGGTTCAGTCAGGGATTGTCGTGACTTCTATAAGAGGTATGAGGATATTGAGAACTTTGAGATATACGGGAATGACAGATACATATATCAATATATCTCAGAGAAGTATCCTGAAGATGAGATCAAGTTTGACATCAGCAAGATTAAACTTGTTACTCTGGATATTGAGGTTGCGTCTGAGCAAGGGTTCCCTGATGTGGAATCGTGCGTCGAAGAGATTCTGGCAATCACAATACAAGACTATACAACTAAACAGATTGTTACTTGGGGAGTTAAACCCTTCCAGAATGATAGGAAAGATGTAACATATTTCCATTGTCCTACAGAGTATGATCTATTAAATCATTTCATTAATTATTGGATGAAGGATGTTCCAGATGTGATTACTGGATGGAACATACAGCTATATGATATACCTTACATATGCAAACGTTTGAGAAGAGTGCATGGTGAGAAGTTGATGAAGAGGTTTTCTCCTTGGGGACTTGTCTCTGAAGGTGAGATTCATCTTATGGGAAGAAGGCATACGACATTTGATATTGGTGGTGTAACTCAATTAGATTACCTTGACTTATATAAGAAGTTTACATACAAGGCACAAGAATCATATCGGTTGGATTATATTGCAAAGGTAGAACTTGGTCAGCAGAAGTTGGACCATAGTGAGTTTGATACATTTAAGGACTTCTATTCAAAAGGTTGGCAGAAGTTTATTGAGTATAATATAATTGATGTGGAACTTGTTGACCGTCTGGAAGACAAGATGAAGTTGATTGAGTTGGCATTGACTATGGCATATGATGCTAAAGTTAATTACAATGATGTCTTCTATCAGGTGCGGATGTGGGATACTATAATATATAACTACTTAAAGAAAAGGAATATTGTTATTCCTCCAAAGAACAGGTCACAAAAAAACGAGAAATACGCAGGTGCTTATGTCAAGGAACCGATTCCAGGAAAGTATGATTGGGTGGTTAGTTTTGACCTCAACAGTCTGTATCCTCATCTTATTATGCAATATAATATCAGTCCAGAGACCATCAGGGAGACTAGACATCCCCGTGCGAGCGTTGAGAGGATCTTAAATGAAGAGATAGATGACTTTGATAGTCAGTATGCAACGTGTGCTAATGGAGCACAGTACAGGAAAGATATAAGAGGATTCTTGCCAGAGTTGATGGATAAGATGTATGGAGATCGTGTTATCTTCAAGAAGAAAATGATTCAAGCAAAGAAAGATTATGAAAAGAATCCATCAAACACTCTTACTAAAGAGATTGCAAGATGTAATAATATTCAGATGGCAAAGAAGATTGCCCTTAACTCTGCTTATGGTGCTATCGGCAATCAGTACTTCCGCTATTACAAACTTGCTAATGCAGAAGCCATTACTTTGTCTGGCCAAGTATCCATACGTTGGATAGAGAATAGAATGAACCAAAAGGTCAATAAGATCTTAAAAACGGAGGATGTTGATTATGTTATTGCTAGTGATACTGATAGTATCTACCTCAATCTTGGTCCTTTGGTTGACCGTGTATACGAGGGCAGAGAGAAAACTAATCAAGGCATTGTCACGTTCCTTAATAAGGTGTGTGAAAATGAATTTGAACCTTTTATTGAGAGTTCTTACCAAGCGTTGGCCAATTACGTAAATGCTTATGATCAGAAGATGGT